TCATTGACTAGCGTTGTCTTAAATCGCTCAAAGTCATTACGTGCTACCACATCTGGATCACCTGAACCAAGTGCGCTGCGAGCTGTAATGCTTATTCTGTCTTTTAAGCCAAACTTAATATTGCCGGATTTGATGCTAGTCAAATATTTATCAGCATCAGTGGCCAGATTAATCGCTGCTTGAGCCGCATCATAATCAGCGTCTTCAGCTTTTTGAATTCCCGAAGGTAATGGTTTTGATTCCCTAGCAAGTTCGGCCATTGCACGACGATTTTCTCTGTCGGCTGCTTTTTGGCTTGCTATAAAATCTTGTTGCAACCTTTGAGTTTCTTTTTTATCTGCAAATCGCAACTCAAGAGCTTTTAAATCTTGATCGTATTTTTCCTGACGCGCTTGAGCATCAGCAGCAATCTTTGCTTGCAAATCTTCTTTTTTGCTTTCAATTTTTAATTGTGTTTCTTCTTTGCGCGCTTCTCTATTAGCTTGCGCCGTTTGAGTAGCTTGCAACACACCCATTATTTTCTCAGGTGAGCCATATTTAGACACAACCGCCAACACTTGTTCATTAGTTGGCGTTGGGCCAAGGTTGCTAAGTTCATCACGCAGCTTTTCCTCTTGAGCAATGCTCAATTCTGTTTTGGCAGCGGTGGCTGACTTTGAGCGCATATCAGCTATATTCTTGGCCAGATCATTAGCTGCGCCAATAAGGTATTGAGCAAACTCTGGATCGCCTTGCTCCTGCGCTAAATTAGCCGCACGAAGCATCGAGCCTGGGTCATTTAGATTGATACGTGGATTACCACCAGCGCCGGTCAGCATTTGCTGGCGCATTGATATTTTGCGCAGTTGTGGGTCTTCCATGCCAAACAAACCAGCGGTTGCTTGGCCTAGCTGTTTACCACCAGTGTATAAACTAACGTCAGCGCGTTGAAACGGCGTAAGGCCAGCGTATTGAATCGCTTCCCTTTGTGTTTGTTGGTCTTGCATCGCTCGATATTGTTCCGGCGATGTAAATAATCCTAGAATTTCGCTTGCCATGATTATTGTCCTTTATGTTTTATATTGCGCCAGCGTAATCACCGCCAGGGTAATAATCAAACGCGCTGCGACGGTACATATCTTGAGAAGGTGGAGCAGATGGTGCATATGTTCTTTGAGGTGCTACTGATGAAAGATCATATGAACCAGTTGTTGAATCGCTGCCAAAACCACTAAACAAACTTTTTACGCCTTGCTGAATATAAGGATTATTTGCAACGCCTTGCAGCGCTGCGCTATATGGGTTATAGGCATTAGCTTCTTGCATAGTACGCGCTGCACCTAAATTACCCATTAATAGTGCTTGTGCGCCTGTCGTATTTACATTTCGACCGCCAATATTGGCGCCCAACTCTAACGGCTGTTGGCCTAAACTCTCAATTGTTCCAGCGCCGCCGAGATATGCTGTAAATGGATTTAACGCATTTACTTGACCGGCTTGATACTGACCCAACAATCCAGCACCTTGGCCAAACAAACCTGTCCCAAAAGCTACCTGTTGCTGACCAGCTTGTTGTGCTTGACCAGCTAATGCGGCATCTTGTTGGGCTATTGCGTTGTAATACGCCTCTAGTTCTGGATTACTTGCACTAAGACCTACGCCGCCGCTTGGACGGATACCAGTAGCGCCAACAGACAAGCCACCACGACCAGTATTAAACAATTGATTTTGTAGCAAAGAATATTGACGTTCACGACTTGGTGCTAATAAGTCTTGCTGGCTTTGCATATACTGAGCGGCTACTTGCTCTGGCGACTGCGCTAAGTATTGTTGACCCAAATTAAACAGGCCAGTTGCTGCACCAGTTAGCGGCTGATACATTCCTTGAGCTGCTTCGGCTTGACCTAATCCTTGATTGCTTAACGCCATCAAGCGATCTTGATATGCCCGAAGTTCAGGCGATACGGTATAACCAGCGCCGCTTACACGGCCATCAGGGCCAGTAGTGAATTGACTAGTACCGAATCGCGTAGTAACGCCAACTGGCCTAAAACGTGATTCTTCAGCAGCAATTCGTGCGGCTTCTAGTTGAGCGTTAGCCGATGTTTTTGCAGCATCTTTGGCTGATCTAGCACCTAGCGCCCCACCAATTAAATTTGCGCCAGCCGCAGCGGCAATCATCCAAGGCATATCAATCCCCTTTAATTAAAACGTCATCCACTTTTGATGAGTCTTTCTCATCCGTCGCATGGATACAAAACCAGACACAATCGCTCATGGCCTTAATGCCATGAACTACGTTTGCTTTAATCTCTATACACGCCGGCGCATCAATTATCTCAATGACGTCGCCCTTCATTACTGCTACTTTACCTTTAGCCAAAATAGATAGATGGCTAAAGTCATGCGTATGCTTCAATATGGCTGTGCCAGCAGGAACGAACGCTTCCTTGGCATACAAGCCATCCGAAAAGTGGTGAGTAATCTCACCACCAACATTTTCCAATACTGCACTCATGCCGTTCTGCGCCACATATAAACAACGATGTACGGCGGCAAGTTTGCGTTTGTTGCGCTAGAACCTGTTGAATTTACAGAAATACCAGTTGATGCTGTTGACATCCCAGGGTTATATCTTCCTGATTGAATTGTGCTTGAAAAATTAAACGAACTTTGATTATTTCCGGTGTTACTAATTGGAATGCCGTCTAGTGTATGGTTGTGGCCAGGGTCGCTAATTGAGTGGCTATGAGTAACTACAATTGCATCAGCGGAGCCGCCAGTTTCTTGCGCTGTATCAAAAGCCGCATTGCCAGCATCAAGACCAACCATGACACGGCCAGCGCCAAATGCTGACCACGTACCAAAACCAAGCAATGTAGCTGGATTAGTTGCTACCGCCGCATTGATATAGATTGATCCAACTGGATACGCCGCTGCAATACCTGTGGTAATAGCTGCCGCCACAAAACCTGTAGTAGCCAACTTAGCTGAATTGTCACCAGTTGATTGCGTTGGCGCTGTTGGGCTGCCAGAAAAGCCTGGGCTTGCTAAGTCAGCTTTAGTCGCAACAGCAATCGCAATATTATTGAATTCTGTGTCAATCTCAGTACCTTTAACAATCTTGCCCGAATTGCCTGATGGCAGCGCGTCTTTAGATGCAAAGTCTGTTGATTTGGTATAGTCCGACATTACCTACCCCTTAATTTATGCGGCCACGTTTGGCCAAAATCTCAATCTTTTGAATCGATAACTCAAAGCCATTAACCTCTGCTTCATAGCCTGTCTGAAAAACTTTGCCAGAGCCAGTAGCCTGAGAAAACAGATTTTGAATCACAATACCACCGGCATACTGCGCAACAGGTACACCATTGGCGCCATACTCAGCCCTACCATATTCAGAAATACCTTGTGTTGGAACTGATACATTCTGAGATAAATAGTTCTCAGAAAAATCGTAACCCCATTTAATCGTTATAACCTGATCCGATCCACCAATAGCAACAACAGCTATTCGCTTAACAATCGACGTAACCGCAACATCACCCAAATCGGCGTGATTTGTATAGTATTGCATTCGATACGTTTCAGTATCATCGAGATAGCCGCTGTATTTACCGATATAGCCTTTTTTGCCAATCAATAAATCGCCGTTGCGTAATGCGTACATTGCCGTTGGTTTGATATCATTCCACGTTGTTACACGCGCTGATCCATCCTGCATAACGCTGCGCGTATCAAACACATACACTTGACCCGCAGTTGGAAATGTTAGCAAATAAAACGCATCAACTTCGGAATAAACCGCTTTAATATTTGCTGGCGTTTCGCCTACGACTAACTGCATTAAATCATTGCGGACATTTTTACTTAAGTCACGAAATGGCGCGGACTTTTCCTGAATGGTACGTAATACCGAACGTACACCGCTGTTCGACAAAAATACGACATCGGTGTTTGTACTTTGAATCGAATCGCGATACTGGCAGCCAATACCGACAATCGTATCGTATAGCGACATTGTGCTTGGGGTTGTTGCACCTTGATATACCAAAATCTGACGCTTACCAAAAATAAACAAAAAGCCGTTATGCGCTGCTAGGCCAGTTATTTCATCTGCACCATTTGCCCATACGTTATTGACATTCAACGTGCCGGATGTGCCGCCAGTGTAGATGTGGCCAGCAATCAAATCA